TGTCGGGAACACCCATCACCAACAGGCCGATTGAGTTCTTCACATCGTTGAACATGATGATGCCAGCGACTTTCTCCAACTACTTCACATACGCCAAGAAATACTGCAACGCGCGCCAAACTGAGTTCGGTTGGAACTACAACGGTTCTTCCAACATTGAAACATCATCCGACGGCATGACTACTCCGCTGAATTACATTCTTCGCGATTTCATGTTGCGTCGTTCAATGGACGACCCGCGCATTGCTGGTGAGATGCCCTCGTTGGTTGAAACCATCATACCTGTGCAGTTGACGGACGAACAAATGACGACCTACAAGAACACGCACAACTCTTGGATGCAGGCATGGGTGGACCAACAGCAGAACTTCGGCTCAACAGACGCGGGCTTCACGCTCAACATGATGGTTGAACTTCGCCACCAAGCAGGACTGCTCAAAACGGACGCGGCTGTTAAGTGGGCAACAACTTACTTCCAAACCAACGGTAAGCCGCTCGTTATTTTTGCGCACCACAAGAATGTGATAGAAGCGATTTACTCGGAACTCAAAGCGGACTTCCCAAGCACGCGCTACATCACGGGTGAGACATCCGAGGTTGACCGTCAACAGAACATCCTTCACTTCCAGCAGGGGAGTGTTGACTTCCTCATCTGTTCCACCAACGCCATGCGAGAAGGGGTCAACCTTGACCACGCCAACACCACGCTCTTCGTTGAGCGCGAGTGGGTTCCGGCATGGGAACAGCAAGCCGCGGCGCGCGTTCGCAGAATGACTCAAGAAGCGTCCACCTGTCACAAGGTGGTGCTTTCAGCAATTGACACGATTGATTCAATGTTTGACCAAGTGGTCTCCGAGAAAGCCGACCTCGTTCAGCGCGTGCTGGATGGGGAGACAGGAAAGACGCGAGACCAAATCGGAAAGGCATTGTTGAAGAAATTGAAAAGCGGAAAGGAGGCGATGATTTGAACAAAGAAGACGACGACATACCAACAGCAGACCCTACGGTCAAGATGAAAGACGGGCGACCGGTGAGGTTAGTGGACCTTCCCGACCATCTCTTGAAGAAAGTTGCTCACAAGCACCTGCGAACCTTGAGGAGAGAAGTCCTCAAGTTGTGCGTCATCAAGAAGGAATTGGATAGGCGCGAGTATCAAGGGAACCTTGAAACCCTTTTGTCCTACCGCGAATATAATGTGTTTCAAATGATGACACACGCTACTCTACTTGGTGTCAACAACTACAACCGCTCGTTTGGTGAGAACATTCCAACCGTTTCTGTCAAGGAGGAGGAGGAAGAATGATGCCTGCTCAAGAACCGCTTGATGTCATCATCATCCCCTATGCGCTCTGTCCGTGCCGCAGACATCCGCGTCCCTCGGAACTCTTCATCTACCGCGACTATTACGGTGTCTTCGCCAAAGCCGAAGTGCATTGTGTTGAAGGCAACGGAGTGTGGGACGCTTCGTTCATTTTCATGCCGCAAGAATAAATAGGTTGCGCCGCTTCGGGGTGAATAATGCCCCGCTACAATTTGACCACGGCTCATTTTGATGACACAGGGGGTATCATCCATCCGAACATCGGTAGAGTAGACGCGTCCGTAGCATCCATCCGCCACCCCGACGGGAGACATTTCGCCGTTGACGGATTTGACTACGCGTCTCACTTGCTCGGCGATGTCATCGTTTGCACATGCGGTGAACAGATTGACCCTCACCAAATTGCGCTCTACACGGAGGGGCGAGAACATATCATTGTCCCGGCGCGCTGTTGTAAAAAGTTCCGCTGGTTTGAAGGTGAAGACCTATGATACAAGACGACTGGAAACCAACAGATGAAGACCTTGAATGGACGAAAGAACACTTTGAACGCATGCAAATCGGCGACACATGGGGCGTCGCTGACGCTGTTCTCAAGAAGGTGTCCGACAACCATCTCAATGTAGAGAGCGCAACTCCTTCCTCCATGATGCCGCTTGAACGAATCGGCAAAGTGTGTGTTGAACTTGACATTGAGTTCACCGCCGCTGATGCAGAAATTGTTCACGACCCGCAAGAGGCGGCACAGAAAGCCGCGCTTGAGTGGACGCACGAAAGCGGTATCCCTGTCTCCAACTTTGACATGGAGAACGCCGAGTGGGTCTGCTTGGACGAAGACGAATCGTGGCGCGTCATTGTGCGACACGAATCGGACGACCCCGACAAACCACACGAAGTTGCGCTTGCTCCGATGGATTATCACCTGCTTGCGGGAGACGAATTGTTCTTCTCTTGGAAGGGGATGCTCGTTCTTGAGCGAGAGGAAATCATTGGCATGACTGATGATGGTTCTCTCATGCGCAGTCTTGAGACTGGCGATGTTATCGTCATGCCGACTACTTGGAACCACGAACTTGTGCCGCCACATTTGCGCGGCCTCATCTTCAACACGGTCCGAGATGAGGAAGAATGAAACTTGAGGATTTGGCGAGCGCGGTTCACGCCGCACAAACCGAACCCAAGAACACCAGTCACCTCACCCTTATGTTCAAGCGTCATGCTGACGACGCACACGACATCATCACATTGTGTTGCGCAAATGCACGGAGTTCAATCAAGCCTCATGATGTTGTGCGCATGCTTACGAAATCGTATGGGTTGTTCCCCGAAGAATACGAATCGCTGATGGACGAACACGAAATGCCTTTCCTTCTCGCGTCCGAATCCCCTCAAGAAGTGGAGGAGTCAATCACGCTTCGCCAAGCCATTGAGTTCAAAGACATGATTGTCGGAGCCGAAATCAACGCTGACATTCTATTCAAGTCCATGTCGCAATTGAGTGCGATGTTGTTTTGGGGATTTGCGTTTGGACGAACCAGCATCAACTACCGACGAATTATGCAGGCGGTTGCGTCAATCACGAAGTATGATACGAAGCATCTACAACAGATGCGAGGCGTCATGCCTGCGGGTGATGTTATACAGCGCGCGCTTAATGAAACTCTACCGGAAGAGTATGCCATTGAACCTTCGTTCCCATTCAACGCACCGACTTATTCACGATGGAACAGGTGGTCTGTTCCTTTCACGAACACTCAATACGAAGTGATTGAGAACAAACATTACTTCGCACACCGGAAGAACGGGAGGGTATTTTCATTTGACCGCAACGGTATGCGTGTGAGGCGCGCCCCCATCATCCCCGGTGACGATGATTGCGTGTGTGAAGTGAATGCCGATGGTGTCGTTGTTGAATGGCTCTATCGTGATGGTCAACCCGACCTGTGGAAACAGGCGCGTTCCGAACGAGCAGTGAATGCGAAGAGTGTTGAGAACCGCGCTCATCTACGCACGCTTGTTCAATCACTGGACCGAAACGAAGTGTTGAGGTTGATTGATGGGGACCGTGCTTATTTTCATAGTGGGGTTGTTGGAGGATTTGTTGTGCCGAGAAGAACATTTGACCTGCCGCTGTTGATACTTGGTGGATGCCGAGATGGAGAAGGAATACGAATTAAGGTTGCCGCGCTTGACGGTTTTGACCCATACCCTATCGGATATGCGTTCGTGAAGGCAGACGAGATTCCCGACAGGCTGGCACGAATCTATGATGCGCAGGCCATGATGGACATAGACGAAGGGCTGGTCGGCATCTTCCATTCGTTGGGATACGAACACGAAACGAAAACGCTACGCGCCCCGTATCTCACACGCATTGATACCACGCTCGGTCAGTCGGACGCTATCCAAATTGGCGACCTTATTGAAAGAGGTGTTTGAAATGGACGATGCGTTTTTCCTTGGTTGGTTGGCGAGGGAGTGTAGGTTTCAGTTGAGTGTTCACTTCTCTCCCGCAACACGAGTAGGTTATAGGGTGGAGAGGCGCGTGCTGGTTTCTCCCAAAGACGAACCCGCTCTCAACATGTGGCTCGCTACGCAGGGCGTGACTGCACGAATCATCAAAGACCCCGAACGGATTCGTGATGTGATACGAATCCTCGCCCCCGTCAAACAGCATGTGAAGGACATTGACAACATGCTCAAAATGATACGGCTCATGGACTACAAGGGGCGTGCCCCTACACACGACGACATCCTCAATGTGGTGAACATGATTGATGGCGTGGGGTTATTGGAGAAGTAGTCAATCTGCGCTTCTCAAAAACTATTCTTGAGAATATCGTTTCTTTATGATAAGAATAATTCTATTATCTTTATGATAATAAAATAAGAATATCAATAAAACCCTACCCCGTGCCCCGGTTTTCAGTGGGGGGGTATATAAATGGACGCGGTATATACAGATAACCTCATGCCGCTACTGCCGCAAACGCCAAACGCCTTCGTCGGAAACGACGACCCCGACCTGCCGATGTTCTACCTTGACGAGTGGAACGCTGATAGCCCCCAATGTCTCCTGTTCAACGGGAAACCGGGGCTTGGAAAAACAACAGCCGCCTACATCATCGGGAATTATCTCGGTCTTGACATCGTAGAATACAACGCATCCGACGAGCGGGGTATTGATTTCGTGAGAAGCAAATTGAAAGAAACCGCTTACGCATCCAGCATTTGGGATGGGGGGAGACTGATTTTACTTGACGAGGCTGACGGTCTCACCAAGCAAGCGCAGGATTCCTTGAAGCGAATCATGGAGAGAAGCACATGCTGGTGGATTCTCACCTGCAACGACCACAGCAAAATCATCCCCGCCATCAAATCACGGTGCGTGTCGTTCAACTTCAAGCCGTATTCTGTAAAACAGGTGCGCGCGTATCTTCAACTTCTCATGAAAGAAGAAGGTGTTGTTGCACAGGACAGTGCCGAGGCACTGCATTCACGATTTGGTGGGGACCTTCGCGCCATCGGGATTCACATCGCGAGCGGGAAGACACTCAATGACGACCAAACGAATTTTGATTCACTCGCTCTTTCTTTCGCCGCTGGCGATTGGGAAGACGCACACAAAACAATGTCGCAAATGATTCGTGACGGAGGCAATCTACACTATGTGATGTCTCGGATTCACGAACATGTCAAATCTGTGGGAATGAGTTCCCAAAGTTTATATGCCTTCTTCGCTGTATGGGGTGATTTCGTGTTACGAATGCACGAGTGGAGCCTATCGCATGAGTCCTTTGTGGACTACTTCGTGGCGACTCTCTACAACGAAGACCAAAAAAATAAGGAGGACTAAAAATGCCAAACCTAAACCAAAACGAAGCCGAAAACAACGAACAAACCAACGCCGGACTACACCCGGAAGTGGAGGAACGCCTCAAGTGGTGGGCCGAGAAGAACGGAAAGTCGCTTGACGACGCAACCGCGGACTTCTTTACCTACCTCAAGACCGAACTTTCCGCTGACCCAAGCGAAGAAGATGACGACTTCATGATTGATGCCGCCGAAGCCTTCGTGGTTGAGCGACGCGTCATGAGCGGAGGAACGAACAACGCAACCGAACTTGTCGGATACTTTGTCGGGATTGACCCCAAGTGCCGAGACGGACAAGAGCGCAAGCGCGTTCCTGCCATCCAAGCCGCATTGAACGACATGGACGATGCCATTCAACAGGGACTTGTCGCACGCGCCTACACTGAGAACGGTGTTTGGATGCTTGAGAAGAAGGACGGTAGTGTTGCAACCGAGGAGTCTGCGGATTCAAAGCCGTGGTTCTTGTGTGAGGAGCATGGTCTTTCCATCGCCGTCTTACAAAACAACTCTCAGTGGTCGCGCTACGGTGAACCCATCACACCTTACCGATGGCAACGCACCTACTACTTCCTCGGCAACGACAAGGGAACTTTCTTGGACGACCAACGAGTCCTACGCATCACCGTCACAGGGAAGAGCGCGGATGACTGGTTCATTCCACAACTGTTCAGCGAATGCACCGTAAAGGTTCGTCCTCAACAAGCCAATGTCAAGCCGGAGTGGGCCGACACCTACAACGCCTACGCATTCCCCGGTGCGCTCACCTACGGCAACGACTTCGTTGATGAAGACATCCGCTCGGTTATCAAACCGGACAGGTTGGTCCCCGGACTCAACTCCTACATCAAGGACCTCTCAACACTCGCCGAAGTCTTTGAGACGCGACAGGAGATTGTCCCCGGCTACAACCCCGTGGGACCTCTCGTCTTCATCCGAGGCAAGGTCAGCGACATGCGAAAAGAAGCACGCGAGACAGAGTGGGACCCAACTGGTCATGACTACTCCATGAGCGTTTCATCCTTTGACCTCATGCGCACCTTCAACGGCGGACGACGACAGAACCTCCCTCTCTACATCCACGGACTCCTTGGCGACGAGGCACATCCATTTGAATACGCTACCGAAGAAGGCTGGAAACCCTACGCTGTGAAGTCCACGGTCATTGCCTTTGGACGCTTGAGTGTGCGCGCTACGGACGATGGTCCACAACCTGCCCTCAAGACCTTCGGTGTCTTTGCAGTCCCCCGTCTTGCCATCCCTGCTGGTGAAGGCGGCGACACATCCACCACCCAATACGGAGAGTGAAAACATGCCAAACCTTAACGATTTGAAGAAAGAAGCCCAAGAAGAAAACCCTACTTTTGACCCCGCGTCCGGTGAAATGCTCCCGGTTGCATTGGTTGAAGAGAAGACGAGCCACGCCGTCAAACCCATAGCCCAATCGGTATGGGACGAGATTGTCAGCGCGGGACACACCATCCCCAACAACATGATTTTCTGCGGACTTGTTGGGCCGGAAGGTGTTGGTAAAACCGGCATCGTCTTGGACAGCATGACCGACGAACAGAAGAAGCGCGGTGATGTCATTTTCGTGTTGGACTTTGACGGCGGTGGACAGACCACCCGTGTCACCCACCACCGAGACCACGCACAAAACATTCGTTGTCTCAACCCCAATGTCATGTTTGAAACACTGGACGAGGATGGAGAAGCGCGAGAAGCCATTGACTACCCTGCCACGCATCGCCGTGTCATGAAAATTGGACAGACGCTCGTTGATTGGGCCGCACGCCCCGGAGATAAACCACGACTGCATTCGGTCCTCATCACTGCTGTTGACTTGTGGGATGAAGTGGCGAAGAATTGCATGTTCATTGAAGACTTGGGCACTGCACCCGATGGTATCGGTGCCAAGGTCAAGCCTCATGAACAGGTCGGACTTCGTTTCAACTGGCAGATTCGCACGACGCGGTTCCACCAACTCACCACCATTGCTCGCACACTGATGTCGCTTGGTGTTGCTGTCTACTTTGAGACGCACTTCAAGGACTTGCAAGACAAGTCCGGCACCGTTATTGGCAAGAAGGCTTCGTGGGAAAAGCACACCTCCAACTACCTCAACCAAATTCTCTACTTCCACAAGAAAAAGGTTCGCGGTGAAGACGGTTCTCCAACAGGAGAGACGCGCTACGAAGTTGAGTTTGTAAAGTGCAAAACCAACCCCGACCTCCTTGACCAGCGACGCACCATCATGGTGACAAAGAAAGACGAATCCCTGCAATGGTTTGGACTTCCCGAAATCCGAGAAGGTGACATGTGATGGCCGACTGGAAACGAACAGGTCAACCGGCCCACAACAAAGGCGAGCCGGTCAGTGAAGAAGACGCACCCCGATACGAAGCAAACCCTGCTTGCATCAAATGTGCAGGCACGGGGGAAATCATCGGAGAGCAACCCGTGTATGAATGGGGCGAGTGTGTGGATGTTGAATTCATCATTGAACCCTGCGATTGCATTTTCTACAAATGGGAAAGAAAGCCCGACAAACAATGTAAACAATGCTGTGGTGCAGGTGTCGTCCAAGAAAGGCTCATGCACGAGGGAGAAGTTGTTGTCTTTTTACATGACTGTGTTTGTTTGCGATTCGTCAAGGAAGGTGGAAAGAATGAGTAAGAAGGTGATTCACATCAAAGGAAAGAACAAGCCAAGAGCATGCGGTTCAATCGGTAACTACGAATGCTTGGGAAACGATAGCGCGCTTCCAATTTGCAAGAAATGTCAAGAGGTGTCTCAATGAGTCTTGCGCAAGGCACATTTGATACTGACATGTTGCGCGCTTTCGTTGGAGGATTTGGAGAGGGAGTCAATGACCTCCACTGCGAAATCAAAAACCTCCAACTCATCGGCGCGGTTGACATCTCTACGCACTTCTGCCGGAAGTCATGCCCGTTGGCAATGGTGAACGACAGCACCTATCATGCTGGCGTCATCCTCATTCCCGATGTTCACAAAGTGGTGGCATTCCTCAAAGCATCAAAGGAACCAACGACGACCATTCGTCATGTTGGTTCGCAACTGACAATCAAGAACGGGAACAACGAATACAGCACTCCGACCTACTCCGACATCATTTCCAACAGCACGGTTCCTCGCGCTACGATTGCAATCAAAGGCGCAACGGAGAATCAGTGGTCAACTCTTGGTCGCGCGAATCTGCAATGTCATGGGACTTCTACGATGGAATCGTTCAAGGGATTGGAAAGCATGTCAAAAGTTGTCGGTAAGGACGCGCCTGTCCGAATCACTGTTGATGACGGACAACTCACCATCACGGCTGGGACCAAGCGAGGTTCCCGCATGAGTCGGCAGGCTGACATTGACACAGACTTCAAGGGATTTTGCGAAGCCACCTTTGGTTCTCATGCTCCCAAGTTGTTCTCGCTTGTCCCCTCCGGCGACTGCATCGTCCACATGGGAGACAAGAGCGCATTTGTGATTGAGTCCGAAACAACACCGACGCTTCTCATCCTCAAGCACCAAGAGGGGGTAGACCAATGACCGAAGATGTAAACCGTTTCAGCAGATGCAAAGTATGTCCTCGCGTGTTTGACGAGAAAGATAAGATATTTGACGGTGGGACTGAGAAAGAATACAATGTTTACTACTGCAAGGATTGCGATAAGGACAACTACCTTTTCAATCAAAAATGGGGTAAGTGTCCAATGTGCTTAGGTGAGGATGTTGATGACCTCACAAACCTATGCAAAGAGTGTGCTGATGAAGTCAAGTCCCTACTTGCCGAACGAAGGGCGGGTGAATACTGATGATTGTTGACGCTATCTATCATGACGATGAAGCACCTACTCTCTATTACCGATACCGACAGAACGGAATGCTCATTGAACAGGAGACACACGATTGGCATCCCTACATGTTCATACCCGTTGGAACACCGGAATTCCGTATCCGACATATGCTCCGCGCGTATCCCGGTTCGTCAATTGATTACGATGAAACCTACGAAGCGATTGACGGGACGCCTCTTTGGAAGGTCTACGCAAACAATCCGTGGGACAAGAAAGGAATGCGCGAAATGTTTTCCCGAACTTACGAAGGCGATGTTGATGTGGTGGACCAGTATATCATTGACGAATTCTCTACGATGCCAAAGTGGAAGCCGCGCAAATGGTGGTATGACATTGAGTGCAACACCGGTGATGACAAATTCACAACTGTCATCGCCGTCATTGACTCCGACCTTGACACACCCGTCGTCTTTGCGTGGGCTGATGAGCGAACCAATTGCTCATTACCTCATGCCCAAGCGGGTCTTTGGGACAGAAGTGTGCGCGATACAGAATACCAACTACGACTCTACACTTCGGAAAACGAAATGTATGATGGCTTCATTGAGTTTTTACAGGCACGCAACCCCGACATGATGATTGCTCATGCGGGAACCTTCTTTGACATACCTCACATGATTGAACGCCTTGACCATATCTACGGTAAGGGAGGCTCGTCCAAGTTGAGTCCTCTTGGCATCATTCGCTATCCGAAGAAAGGGCAACGCTACCGATACGACGACCAACCTATTGCTGGACGCTGGCAATTTGATACCGCGGCACCCGAAGGGAGCGGCACCGGCTTTGAGCGTGTTTGGAAGGACAGCGGCGGCGGTCAACTACCCAACCTCAAGTTGAATACTATTGCTGAAACACTCGGTCTCGGCTCCAAGTTGACCGAGGACATTGAAGGCATGACCGTTCACAACGGATGGTATGAGTATTGGGATGAATTCGTTGACTACTGTTTGCTTGACACCGTTCTGCTACAAGGCATTGACGAGGCTCGCAATGTCACTGACTTCTTCGTTGAAATGGTTCGTTTGACTGGCGTATCGCTCAAGTCCGTGGCAAATGTCTCAAATTTTGCGCGCGGTTTAATTTCACGCAGGACCAAGAAGAAGGCACCGTCTCGGTATCAAGCAGAGCGACGCGACCTACAAGGCGCTGAATTCATTTTGAAAGAGCCGGGTCTCTATGAGGATGTCGCCGTCATTGATTACAAAGGGCTGTATCCATCACTCATGACTGGGTTCAATCTATCATGGGAAACGAAGCGAGACGGACCCGGTGAGAACATCATCAAGTTGGAGAACGGAACCTATTGGGACCAATCCGAGAAGGGCGTTCTTCCTCAAATCGTTGATTATTTGTTTGAATACCGTGATGTTTGTAAACAGAACATGCGCGATGCTGAGACAAAACAACAGCGCGCCGCATGGAATACTACCCAATCGGCAATTAAGCGCGTCATGGCGTCACTATACGGCATGACGGCGCACGCTGGCTATGGCTGGGCTGACATGGATATTGCTGAGACCATCCTTTCCGAAGGACGGCGATGCATTTCACTTCTTGACTCGGTGGCAACCAACATGGGCTACAATGTCCTCTACGGTTTCACCGACTCTGCTTTCATTCAAGTGCCGCTTGAGGATGCTGAAACCTTGGCCGCGCGTATCACTGATGTTGTCCAAGAACAAACGGGCAACAAGTCATTGGTGGCCGAACTTGAGGCTTACATCCCCTACTGGCTGTTTGCTGGCAAGAACCTCTACGCTGGCATCGTCGCATACCCCGAAGCCGACAAAGGCAAATGGAAAAGCGCGCGATTCATGAAGGGAAGCAACCTTGCTCCCATCAGCAAAAACAGCGAGCGAGAAGCCCTCACTCTCATTTGCAAGGGCGGTAATGAATCCGAAGTGCGCGAGACTGTTCTCAAAATGGTCGCTCCTTTGAGGCGTGGCGAATTTGAAGTGAAGGACATCAGTCAGTCAACGCGCATCGGTGTCTTTCCAAGCACGACTGCCGCGGCCCAAGCCGCGCTCTACTACAACACTCACATGGACGGTGAGGCTTTCTCCGTTGGAGACAGCGTGCCGTATGTCTATGTGTCTCACGCTCCGTTGGGACTCCCTCCTACGAAGTATGCGACATGGAGGGATGTGAGTGAACTTGAAGGCTTTGAGATTGACATCAAGGCCACCATCAAGAAATTGGTGGAAAAGAA